GTGCCAGGCGATATCGAGCATCGACCTCGAAGAAGGACCGGCAATTTTTGCAGGGGCCACCGGCCTGGCTTAGAGCCGGTCGATGGATGGACGAAGCGCCAGGCTATGAGAGTGCTGGAAGTGTCAGTCCCGAAGCCCTTGCGACATCCAAAGAGAGAGCACAGGCAGCGAAAGCCAGGATCGAGGCAACCGAGCGGGCTATGTCTGCCGAGAGAGCGCGGAGGTGGAATGAGAACCCCACCGCGTGACATTCCCAGGAAGGCCCGTTGTTGGCTGCCGGCCAGAGCTGTCCAGGACGCAGCCCTGCATAAGTCCGGCAATCTGCCACACCTCGCTTCGATGTGTTACTTCGCGGACCATCGAACGGGTGTGACCTTCGCCTCGTTGCAGACAATGGGCGACAACATCGGCATCAGCGAATCTACGATGGACCGCCATGTCAGGCAGCTCCAGAAGCGTAAGTATGTCAGGCGCCTGGTCAGCAAGCATAAGAGGAAACCGCCTCACCTTCCGCCTAATCGATACCAGGTTTTGATCCACGGCGACGATGAGATCCCTAGTGATGATGAGATTGCGCTGATCGGGAACCCGTTTGAAGAGGGAGAGATCGAGATTGGGGGTCTGGGGGAGAAAGTGGAGAGAGACGTACATCGGATGGCGAGGCGCCTGGCGAACAAAGTCCAGGAAATCTGCGGGTTTCCCTGCGATTGGATGGGCCAGGTCGAGGCAACGGCCAGGATCATGGACTTGGGCGCTGGCATCGTCGAGGTCGAGGCTGCCCTTCGATCCTACAAGGAAGAGCGCGGGATCCCGCCAGGTCTTGCCGCGATCATAGACAGGCTGCCGGTTACACCATCCACAGGGTCGTCTGAATGATGAAAACAGAGCAATTAAGAATCATTTGCGAGCGACGCAGACAAGAGGGGCCTTGCTCCCCCCACCCCCCCGCGTTGTCTGATGGGGGTCTCACGCAAAATTTTTCACAAACTGGAGGGATAGATGCCAAACGATGCAATGGGCTCTTTCAAGCCCAACAAGGACCGGACCGAAGATTGGCACGCGCCATTCAAAGGTTACATTGATGTTCCTGTCACAGATCAGCTCCGAACCGATTTGGCCACGGGTCATTTGAGTTTCTGGGTCGATGTAGTCCCTAACGGCCAGGGCGACGATAAATGGTACTCGCTTAGGCTGAACCGCCGGGAGTATCGCCCCAAGGAACAGCAGCCGGCCCACGACAATTATGGTTCCGATCTTGATGACGCGATTCCCTTCTAATGGCGTGGTGGCATCATCTGCGAGACTTGAAATTGACCAGTTTCAAAAACGCATGGTCGCGTTGGGTATCTCGGTTGCCGAGTTGGCGCGGCGTACGGGAATGGGCAAGGCGGACCTGGCAAAAGTCCTGGCTGGCAAAGCGCCTTTAACTCGAAGGATTACACAGATTGTCGAAAAACTTGAGCGTTCGCGAGGCTAGAAAAACGCTCCGGTTTGGGGGCGTCGACGAAAAGGAGGCTGTCCTAGACGAGCTGGCGGCTGTCGCGGCTGCCGAAATCACCGACGTTTTGTCCTGGGACGCGGCCGGCAATATCAACGTCACCTCGAGTGCTGATATTCCGGCTCGGGCCAGGAAGGCGATCAAGAAGGTCAAGGTTACGCCGACCGAGCTCGGCAATCAGATCGAGATCGAGTTGCACGACAAGCTCTCAGCCAATCGGCTTATTGCCAAGCACCTGGGCCTACTCGACCGGGATGCAAGCCGGAAGATGCCGAGCGTAATTGATGTCAATGTCACCCATGTCGGGGATGACTGATGGCCGCCCGAAAAATCAATAATGAAGCTCGCGTCCTGATAATTGGCGACGCGCATGACAGCCCTTCCCTGCCCGACAAAAGCCGCTTTAAATGGATCGCGAGATACGCCAGCGACCACGACATCCCGTTTATTCGGTCGGTCGGTGATTGGGCAACCTTCGATAGTTGCAGTCAGTACGAAAGCCGAGCCACGGTGTCAGGCCGAGACAAGCCTTCCTTCGAGCAAGACATGGTAAGTCTGGAAGCGTCGATCCTGGCGTTCCGCTCCGAGTTCAAAAAGGGTTATCGACCAAACTGCGGAATTACCCTGGGCAATCACGAAAACCGGGTCCGCCAGTGGGAAGATGACAATCCCGAGGTCGAAGGTCTGGTCTACAACCGCGTCATTCAGTTGTGGAAGCAAGCGGGTTTCGAGGTCCACCATTATGGCGAATGGTGTTATCTCGCCGGCGTCGGCATCACACACATCCCGTGGAACATTATGGGCCGGCCCTACGGCGGCCAGTTTCCGGATCGGCAAATCGGATCGAATGCCAAGCATAGCGTTATCTGGGGTCATACTCACAAGGGCAAAGGGCCGATCAGTGTCCCGAAGATCGGAGAGAATATGCGCGTCGATCTCCTCGATGTCGGCTGCGCCCTTCCCGATGGCCACGTTGAAAAGTACGCGCTCACCTCGACGACCGGCTGGACCTATGGCGTCTACGATCTTCACTTGAAGGACGGCCTGATCCAATCCCACCGTTTCATTTCCATGATCGACCTGGAGAAAAATTATGCGGCTTCCAAATAGACGCCAACAGATTAGCGAGCGCGTCGGCCCGTTCATCGTCAGCGTCGGATTTAATCCAAAGACAGACCAGCCCTGCGAGGTCTTTATCTCGAAGCGGGCAAAAACCGGCACGGAACTCGATGAACATCTGTATGAGCTGGGCGTCGCCGCTTCCAGGATTATGCAGAAAGAATAATGAGCGGCGACCCAGAGATGATTAGATTTATCAAAATCAGCGTCGCGCTGTTTACATTTTTTTGTGCAGTCAAAGGAACGCTGGATTTTCTTCGAGCAATAGGATTTTTCGGTGCCTGACGATTATGCGGAAATCTGCCCCTGGTGCGGACAGTGGACCCGCCTAATTGCGGTTGCCGGTCATCTGCAGTGCGGCTCATGTCACCGCGTTGTTAAGGATTGCTGTGATGGAGAGATAGCCCAAAAAGGTATGACAAGCGATGGCTAGAAAAAAAGGGGCTAAAGGACGAAACACTGAGCCACGAAACGAACCGGTCCGGGCCGAGGGTCTCAACCTGGACTTTTCAGCCGCGCCGACAATCTCCCGATTTCTGCGAGACAATAGCTTTGTCCGGGGCCTGGTCGGTCCGGTCGGCAGTGGAAAGTCCTACGCCTGTGCGGCCGAGGTCTTTCTGAGAGCACTCGCCCAGGAGCCAAGCCCTCGAGATAACGTCCGATACACCCGATGCGCCGTTATCAGGAACACCTACCCCGAGCTGCGGACGACTGTGTTAAAAACCTGGGGCGAGATCTTCCCGGAGGATGTTTTCGGGAACATGCGCTGGTCTCCACCGATCACGCATCATATCAAGCTGCCGGCTAAAGACGACATTCCAGGCGTGGACCTCGAGGTCATCTTCCTGGCGCTGGATCAGCCTAAGGACATCAGAAGGCTACTATCGCTCGAGCTCACTTTTGCATGGGTCTCGGAGTGCCGCGAGCTGCCCAAGGCCGTCATCGATGGACTGACCGCCCGCGTCGGTCGTTACCCAACTAAGCGCGACAGCGGTCCGACCTGGCGCGGCGTATGGATGGAGACCAACCCTTGCGATTCGGATCACTGGTTCTACCACCTGGCGGAACAATCAACGATGGATGGCCCCTTTGCCTGGCGGTTCTGGCGACAGCCAGGCGGAATTACGGAAGCGCCGGCGGAAGATCCAGCCTCAATCGAGGGCGGCGGAAAGCACTGGCTGGTTAATTCCAGGGCGGAGAACCTTGGGAACCTCCCGCCTGGTTACTACATTCAGCAGTTGCAGGGAAAAAAGCTGGATTGGGTCCAATGCTACGCGGCCGGCCAGTACGTCTATGTCTCAGAAGGTCAGCCTGTCTGGCCCGAATATTCCGACACCGATATGTCGATTGCAGACCTCGAACCCTGGCCGGATCTTCCAATCCAAATTGGTATGGATTTCGGACTAACACCCGCTGCGGTCTTTGGCCAGCGGCTGCCAAATGGGCGATGGCAGATTTTATCCGAGGTCGTTGCGTTCGATATGGGACTACAGAGATTTGGGACCAGCATCCAGAGCGAGCTTGCGGTCCGGTTCCCCCGTCACAAAAATACCCTGGTCTGGGGCGACCCTGCCGGCCTGGCTAGAGACCCGATCTATGAGCGAACGGCGTTCGACTTTCTCCGGACTATCGGACTTCGAGCACAGCCGACTAGCACGAACGACATGAAGGTCCGGCGCGAGGCCGGAGCTGCGCCGATGACCAGGCGTATTCCTGACGATGGCAAACCTGGCCTCCTTGTCGACAAAAGATGCGCCCGGCTGCGGAAGGCATTGAACGGTGGGTTCCATTTCAAGAGGTTGAATGTTAGCGGCGAGACGGAACGGTTCCGGGACGTGCCAAACAAAAACATCCACTCTCACGTTGCGGACGCTTTTGGCTATCTCATGCTAGGCGGCGGCGAGTTCCGCCGGCTGACGGTTCCAAGCAGCATCGGCCAACCAACCAGGCAGATGGCAGCAAATCTGGATTTCAATGTTTTTGGATAACATTCTTATTCCCGATGGCGTCCGGCTTATCCCGTTTCAGCCTAGTCATCGCCATGCAATCGAGCTTACCGCCCTCGAGGCGCACTCGATGTCGACGCTGGAACAAGGAGGGCAAGCGTCGCTGATGTTTGAAATTCAAGCCAGGCATCCAAGTTTTACGGGCATCATTAACGGAAAGGTCGTCGCCTGTGGTGGCGCGACCTTTTGCTATCCAGGCGTGGCGGAAATGTGGCTGCTCGCCGACGCCTGTCTATACACGTTTGCATTTCGGCGCCGCTTTTGGGCAACATTTCCAAAAGTCATTGAGGCCCTGGCGAAGGAAATGAACCTAGTTCGCGCTCAATGCGTTGTTCTTTCGCAGTTTCATACGAGTGTCAAAATGATGGAACGGCTGTACTTTCAGAGGGAGGGCCTGTTGCGTAAAGCCAGCCCGACACACAAGGACCTAATTGTGATGGCGAGAATTTTCTCATGGTAGGAATCACAAGTAGCGGAGCGCACGGCAGTTACACTGATAAAGATTTTCCTGGCGTGGTTTACCGGCGGCCTTCGCCCGAACCAGCCGGTAAACGCTGGAAGCCTGTCAAAATTTTTGGAACGCGCTCTCAAAGAAAGATGACGGACGAAGAGATGCGTCGAAGCGGACTACATACACGCGGCGAGATGCACGAATTTGACGAAAACCCAGAAGGCAAAGATTTTATTGTGCGTCAACGCCTTGTTGATATTGAGCCAGCAGCACCGGCGGCTCCCGCGCCCGCGCCCGAGCCCGCTGCGACAGAGCCAGCGCCAGCCGTTTCCGCGCCAGCTCCAGCGCCGGTGATACTTCCATCTCGCCGCACGACGCCACAAGATACCCCTCAATTTGGCACTGAAAGTCGCTTGATTTCGTCACAGCGCGAACGTGCAAGAAGATCCTCGACGCGCCGAACGCGACGCCCCCTGCTATCGCAAACGCCGACATTAGGGCCGGCCGGAACTCTAGGGGTTTAAAATGAGCTTTTTTGGATCCCCTTCTTTAC